ACATCATCATACAAACTCTTGGAGCGTAAAGGGTTTGCCGTAATGAAATGAAGAAACGCCATACAATACCAACCACAAGCATTACTCATCAGCGACTGAATGTCCGTCTTTGTATGCGGTAAGGAAATACCGTATGTATCCTTCACTACCTTTTTTACAATCTCTGGCGGAGGAAATCCAAAAGGGTCAAAATATATCGCCTCCACTTTGCTGTTGGGATATTCGCTCACATAAAAGCAAGTCCAGTGCGAACCTTGGTTGTCCTCGCCGTCAATATTCTCCTCATTCTCTAAATTAATCACATATGCCTTATTGGATTTCACTCGCTTCGGCAAGTCGTCTTTGAAACCAATAAACTCCAAGGGAACACTCATCTTACTCGCCAATGTTCTTAAATCTGCGTCGGTCAGCATTCGTATATTCTAAATAAAGATAATAATTATTTCATACTGGCGAGTGCTGGGGGCAATTGATTGCGGAAGGAAAAATTAGAGGAACTGTTCTGGGATTGAAGTGCTGGGGGTAGGTGCGAATTATGGACACCCATCAAAGCACCTCGTCCCATTACGCCCATACCTCTTGACCTTGCTCCAGCATACAAACCACTTCCAGCATACAAACCCATTCCTTCCATACCACAATGAGGACAACCCATTCCGTATCCGTCAATTTGTTTCTTTGCTTCCTTACCAAGTTCTTTGGCGATACTGGGAGGAAGAAACTTTCCAGCACTGCCTACCGCTACATCAACGGCACTTTTGCCTAAACTCTTTCCTATCTTGGATTTGGCGACCTTTTTTACTACCTTTTTAATATCATCCAAAATACCATAACCGTCAATCTGTTTCTTTGCTTCATTACCAAGTGCTTTGGCGACACTGGGAGGGACAAACTTTCCAGCACTTCCCACAGCAATATCAACGGCACTTTTGCCTAAACTTTTCCCTATCTTGGATTTGGCGATTGATTTTAACCCTTTCTTAATAGTATCAAAAATACCCTCGCCTTCAATTTCTCGGTTCGCCATTATTTCCTCTGGGGATAACTGAACCATCTTTCCCTTACCTTTGGCGAATGTCTTGGAGACATCTCTATATTTACTGGGGTCAATAACCAAACAGACACCAGACCCTTCCATCGCTGGTTTCACACTTACTCTATGACCGTTTCGCAACCTTGAAAGTTGCTTGGGGGATGCTTGTATTCTAACTCTTTCCATTATATTATCTATCAAGATAATAAAATGAATAAGATGACTATTTCTAAACCTTTAGATTTAGAATTATACAAAGAAGTATTTTAGTGGTAGTGTAATTTTCTTACACTCTCGCACCAGTCAATACATCAACCGAGACCTCAACTCCGTATTCAATGAAGACAAAGCACTGAAGAGAGCGGAGGGAACTGGATGTGCCGATAACACTGACCGACTTGGGAACTGCCTCCTCCACTGGAAGCATACGAGAGCAATCTACATAATAGAAGCACTGTTTTTGTTCAAAACCAAGTTTGTTAATCAAACCACTTGTGAGACCATCAGTTAAGTCAGCATTGACGGAGTTTGCTCCTCTCAACTGGTGTAAGAACTGCTCATACGACCTTTGCTGTGTATTGTAAATCATATTTTGACCAGCGACGACAACATTGAAATTGGTAATCAAACAAAGGGGAGAGGTTGAACCAGCACCAGCACAATCAAAGGGAGACTGGTAAGGGTTAAGACCGCAATTCTCTTCCGCAGTGAAGTAAGGAATTAATAGCACACTCTTGATGTTCGCAATACCGTTTGTAATAAGTTGGTTAAAGTTACCACTCTGGGCAACATTGAACTGATACTGGTAGATGTCGGTATAGACAATCTTCTTAACTGGCGAAGAAAGGTAAGCATCTTCATACTGGGGGTTGAAAGTGTATGCTGGGACATACAACTGAATAGAAGGAGGCAAAACAGCGGAAATATTAGATGATTGGGTGGTTAGAACTGGTTTATTACCAACGGCAATGGATATCGTAGAAGTTCCAGCAGTATTTAATACCATCCCTGCTTGACCTTGGGAACTGGTAATCATAATCGGCGATACACCACCTAAAGCACTATTAACTACTAAACTTGAACCAGAAGCAACGACAGCAGTTCCGTTCCAAGAAGGAGTAGCACCAGCAGATGAAGTGATAGCAATGGAAGTCTGGTTCAAATTAAGGGTCATCTTCATAAACACACCCTTCAACAAAGGCACATTCTGGAAAAAGTTGTGAATATGCTTCAAATGGATTGTCGCCATAATAGAATACTGAAGTAATTGAGCAGTATGAGCATTGATGTATCCCTTATATTGCTGATTGAGGGCAGTAGTTGAAATCAACTGGGTGTAGGGACGAGCAGTGACTGTAGAAACACCAGCAGTATTTAATCCACCACCAGCACCATCAGGGTCAAAAGCAATGTATCTTTGTCTTGCTAATAGACCTTCGTTGAAAGCAGAAAACTGTTGGAAAACACCAGTAACTGGTTGAAAAGCACCAACAATCGTATTGTTAGTCGTTCCAAGACCAACAGTAGTTCCTTGAACAGAAGTAGTGGGAACAGTGGGCGAATTAACAGAACATTGAAATCCAAAAGATAAAGGATTATCTGGGTAAAAACCCATATCAGCACCGTTAATATCTATATCCGACATTGAGAGCGTAGTCATCAGTTTGAAGCAGTTATACATAGAGCAATAAGGAGTTTGCTGAACTATAGTAGTGCCGTTGAAATCAAGAGTAAATGAGTGAATAATAGAACCAAACCAATTTCTCAAACCTAAAACCAAATCGGCAGAGGTTGTAGCAGTTTGGGGGGCAACCAAAAAAGTTCCAGCAACAGAAGTTGTAGCGGTCATAACCATAGGAACTGCTAAATACGCCTCCCTATAATTCATATATTTGTTGGAGTTCGCCAACTGGGAGGTATCAATAACGGACTGATTTCCTTGATACTGACCGTTTTGGTTATCAAGAATATTTAACCAATCCTTTTTAACAAAGACGGACGGAGTTCCTTCACTCATAGAAGACAAGTCGTAGGTAAGAGTATCGCCAGACATTATATAAATTACGCCAAGATAATAAATTGGCGTAATTACTCTTTTTTGCTAAACATTATAGGTCAAACTGTATATTTTTCTTTCTCTTGGCGTATTTCTGTTCTGCTGGTTTTACCGCCAAACTTTCCAGTTTTCGCTGAATTGCTCCGCCTAAACCAAGTCCCATAGATTTTCCTTTCTGGGTCGTTCTCAAATAGTCATCCATAGATGTATAGGAACTCCCTACCCCAGTAGTGCCTAAAAGAACACTTCCCATACCACTGCCTTTCATCTTGTTAGTGACTACTCTACCTTGAATTGTATGTGGTCTAAATATTTTATTCACCATTATATACTTACCCAACATTTTATAATTTGTCTTTTGCCTTTTTCTTCATATTTCGCAGTTTGATTATGTTTGTGCTAATCGTCTGGACAATACCCAACTGCTTCTGGATTTCTCGCTCTTCATTATGCTCTTTTGAGTTTTTCAATTCCCCCATCAATCGGTTCGCCTCTTTGCTAAAATCCTCATAGTGGCGAGTAAGGTTTTGCTCCGTCAATTCTCCTCCAATAGACATTATATAATTAAGCAAAGAAATTATTATTCCGCCTAAAACCTACGACCCACCCCACTAATTCCTTGACCAGAAAGTTTCGCCCCACTTCTTATCTGTGATTGCTGGGTAGATGACCCATTACCAGCACCACCATCGCTATACAAATCATCTTGGTCTTTGATAACCAAAATAATCGTCATATTGGGGTCTCTAATAACAATGGGAGCAAAATTAGCACCCAGCAACTGAAGACGCAACTGATTATACTGACCGCTCAATAACCGATTGAAATTAAACTCTGGGGGTTTCTCAACTATTAATTGACCCAAAGCAACATTGGGAGCAACCGAGTAAATAATGGAGGAAGGATTAGCATACTTGTTATCAATACCAGAAAGAGCAATCAAAAGCGATGCGTTGGGTTGGACTTGGGGAGCAACTGTGGAAAGGAAAGACAAATCTGTTCCTACACCAGTGTTAAGACCAGTAGAAAAATTGACGGCAAAACCTATGATTGCGTTAAAGTTTGCTGGGAATACTAAATTGGGGTTAAATGTGACCAATGGGAAAACCAAACCAGCAGGGTTAGTAAAACCAGCAGGGAGGGCAATCGGCACATTGAAAGTATTTACTTGAATTGCGTAGGCAGTAGGATTGACCGCCAATTCAGCAAAATAAACATTGTCTCCAGTGCTATTTACTAAATAGTGTCCGTTTGCTATGAAAGTAAATTGTAGGTAAGCATTAATATCAGCAATCTCATACAAACCATTGGGGATGGTTACTGTATAAGTAGTGAGGACACCACCTTCGTCCCACTGGTAAGTAAATACATTGTTATTCAATGTTGTTGCGTTGATGTTGTCCCAACTGTAAAACATCGTAAGATTGGAAATCGCTATTTCGCAACCAGTTAAATCTACGGATGATGGAAAATTATAAATAAGTGTAGAGTTGTTTGACCCACTAACAATGTTGGTTTGGTTAAGCACTAATGTTCTCATACTATATACTATAGATAGTATAAAATAAATTGCTAAACTATTTATTTTGTTGAATAATATTGTCGCACATTTGACCCTCCAAAAAAGAAGGGTTTGCTTACATACTTGTCCATTGGGAGGCGACCAGTCTGCGTTCTGGGAGAAAAACCTTGTAAAACCAAACCACCATCTACATCTTTACCGAGAGCAAGTGCTGACGCTGTTCTTCGCATTATATTTTATGTGGAGAAAAGAAAAAAGGGTAATACAAAATAGTAGGGTTGCCCTATTCCTATAGTAGCACTTTTTAGTGCTTTTAAGGATATGTCCTATAGGGGTTCTTATAATATATTATATATATAATCTAATTTTTGGAGTAGAAAAGTAGTATTATATACTACTCCATATAATCCCAAAACTACCTCCCCCAATTATCTCCAACTCCCTCCCCCAAAACGC